ATCGGGGGTGGAGGTAGAAACAATTTTATTTTTAATTTTTTATACATTTAGCTTTATTTATATACATTTTAGCTTTTATTTATTTATTTTTTATTAATTTTATGCTTTTTTATTTAGAGGGTTCTACCTCTAATTTTTGTATTTAGTTTTTTAATTTATTTTTAAGTATTCACAATTTAATCTACATCCATAATACTTTGACGCCCACGCAGTCCACCTAACAACGTAGAAACACCAATATTTTGTGTATAAGATCTAGCTAATCTTCCTGCTACATGACTCATTCCATTTACAGCTTTGGTTTGCCAATGATCTACATTATTATCCAACCAAGCAACAGCTTTAGAAATTAAATTTGGTTCTCCAGCATTTGGAGCCGGACAAAAATCATTTTCTATAGTATTTCCAGAAGGACCTAATTCTAGATTCATCACCTTGACCATATTTACTTGAAAGTTACTAGCAGTATTAGGTATACCTTTCCATGCTATAGCAACTCCATAAACTGAATCTTCTAGATTACATAAAACTGATTGAGTAGAGCCAATGGCACCATTTGACCAAACGGCATCTGGAGCTCCAGAAGTATAACCTCTTTCACCCCCGGAACTACGCAAAATGCTACTAGTTTCACTAGGTCTCCAGATGACTTCATGACCAGAGATTTGAATACGCTCTCGAGTACTAGCAAAAGCAAACAAAGTATCAACAGACGGAGCTGCTACTACTGTTGATGTATCACTAGTAATAAAGGCTTTAAGTGGTAAATTTTTTATGATGGCAACTTGCCCTGAAATACTTGACAAAGCTCCAAGATAATCTAATTGTAAACAAGCAGATATTGTCTGAGCCCTACTAAATATTGCAGAATCTACAGTTGCATTTCCTGGGTCTTGTTCACTCAAACCAGTAGTACCAACAGCTACCATACCCAAAGGGTTAGCTGCTGTATTTGTAGGCGTTGCACTACTACTAGCATTTGTATACAAAAACGCATTTGAAAATGCACCAGTTGAACCAAGATTGTGGTATGATGGAAACCACACAAAATAACCATTTACGTCACCAGCTACTGAATGACAATCAAATGTGGACCTTACACGCTCTACAATAGTTCCCGTTCCAATAGCCCTAATCAAAGGGCCATGGCAAGGATCACCTATAATATTGCTAAGTTGTCCCAATTTATTGTCTCCAACTCGCTTTCGCTTCATTCTTCTCTTTTTCTTCGGAATTTTAACTAAAACCTTAGTCGTTTTTTGTAATTTTACTCTATTTTTCTTTTTTCTTTTATTTTTATTTACAACTAATTTTACAATTTGTGGCATTATTTATTTATTTATATTTGTTTTGTTTTGTTTGTACCCCCGTCAACGGCGATTAATAATCACCTATTATATCCCCCATGGCCTCTAATGTTTCGAGACCATAATCTACCTGTAGCAGTTTATAGCATATAGAATGTTCAATATAAACAGGTAGTCCAGTCACTTGGTCGCATATATCTTCAAAACTCTTGACCTCATTAGGAGTAATCCCATAACGTAGTTCAAGAAATTCCAAGTAACTGTTTACATTAGGCTCATAGCACAATATTCCAGTAGGTTTATGTGCTTCCCTAATGTCATAGTCCTTAGTATGTGGTTTACCTAATCTACCTAACATACGAAGGACCGCCCCAGATATCGGAGTATTAGCATGAATATATCTCATTGCTATAAAGACACTCCAAGCATACATTTGCACTGCCTGCTCTTCACTTGGTCTCTTTTTAATTCCTTTGATTCTAACTTTAAAAATTGAAGTTAGCTCCGATACCGTTTTTAGTGCTTTCAAAAACCACGACGGTAAATTTGAAGCATAAACTTTTCCGTTTATGTCATATTGAAATGAACATTTTAAAAAATCAGTTTGTCTTATGTCATTAGTCATTCTCATTTCCATATCCAATCCTAAATCTTCACAACTATCTGTTAACCACGTTTCTCTCCAAACTTCAGCATTTGGAGTTAATTGTAAATTTTTCGAAATTGCATATATTGTAGCGTTACCGGCAACTATAGTGTTAAAAGTTGTCGTTACCATAACCCCAGTCTTAAGAATGGAATCAATAGTGGCTTGTATCTTTAAGTATTCATCTTCATACTGTACACTGCCTTGCATTTGATTATTAACTGCACTAATGTCGTCTTCATGATAGTCCATACTTCTCATTACTCCAGGCATAAAAACGTCTAGAGTGCCACCACTATGGCTAGAATCGCATTTTTTCAAATCACCTATAATAAATTTAGCTCCTAATATTTGATCATATTTACCAGCAATCAACTTCAAATCATCACCACATTGTAAAAGTGTGATCCATGGACTACCGATAGCTTCATTAACTATTTCAGTGATTTCATCCAAATTTTTACCTGGACAATAAACGAATTTGAATAGCATACTATCTTCGAAAAAATTTTCTTCATTAATATAATGAAATAAATTCTTTATGATGACTACATCATTTAACGAATTTTTAAAAACATTGCTCATACTCTTAGCTACTTGTGCAATGTCAGCTTTTTGAGAATTGGAAGCAGCTGTTATTCCACGTATTTTGGATGCTGCATTTTTAACCAATTCAATCTTTGAAAATAAATTTGTTCGACTTGAAATCCCTTGACCAGATTCTAATGATTCATAACCTTGAATCAAATTAATACGGCGTTTATCCATATCCTTATAAGTTTCTTCTTTAGTGGGCATTTCACCACATTTTACACTTGAATAAACATCTTGAAATACTTTCAATTGATTCGCCCAAGGTTCTAAAAAAGACAACTTTCTAGGTAGCCGACTACCGTCTGTTTTATACTCACTGACTCTCACGGCAGCAAATAGAGCTGTTCTTGCCGTCAGTATAGCATTTTTTGGACTCTTGTGTGTTAACCACATTTGTCCGTTAGTAACTACTATTGGAGTATAAGCCAATTTTTTCACTTCAATATCCATTTCACAAATTCTTTTCAAGGCTTCACCACTAGACATTTTTTCTCCTAATAAGTACACATCCAATACTTCTTCTTTTACCTTTTCATTAGAATAATCTAAAACTTTACCCTCAACAGAATACAATCTGGTGCCGACGGGGAGCGTGCACCAGCCTTCATTTGGATCTTGGATAGTAAAGCCTTTCTCATACTCGACGATAAAATTATCATATAATCGCGTTTTGATTTTATTTTTATACACTCGGCGTTGCCATAAAAGAATTATCAAATTGTATAAAGCATGTAAGAGTGTGGATATCGCATAACGCGTTTTCTTAGTACAACCATCATTCTTAAGCTTAACCGACAATAAAGACAACCCAACATGTAACATCATAGGTACTAATGCTACATATTTAACACTGGGATCCTTAATTATCTTAGTACAATATTCATAAATTCCAAAGGCAAAACCTCCCAATGGCGAATAAACTCGTAACAATTCCTCTAAAGCAGGAGCTGTGACCAAAGCTCCAACAAATGTTGAATCACCAACATTTTCATTAGCGAATAATGAATTTGCCAAAGACTCAGATAAAGGTATAATCTGAGATTTTAAAAATTTTTTCATTTTAGAAGCTAAAAACCAGCTTCCAAATAAGAAAAAAGAAGTGGCCCCAATAGCTACACTTTTGTTAAATAAACCAGTTGGTTTAATATACTCATAATTTGGATCTCTCAAGGATCTTATCATTTTTTCAGTACTAAAATGAAAATTTCTAAATTCGAGAGCTTGTTCAACTTTTTTATGTTTGTCCATATAAAGCCAAGCTAATACTGTGCCGTGACAATGTGCTCTATAATCATCAATAAACCTGATTTTCATTTCCTTCATTATTGGATCCTTATCAAATTCGTTAGTAACCTTTGAAACAATAGTGTCATAAACGCTACCGCTAACAATTCTCATACCAGAAACCGACAGGGAACTAGCTATCCTCTTATGATATAAAATCAAATTGCTTCGGGAATAATCTGGAAAATAATGATTGTACAAATTTAATGCTCTTTTCCAAATAACCGGAAAAAATCTTTCAAAAAACCAATTTTGAACTGTTGGAAATAAGAACCTGTCTATGATGGGTTCATTAGATAAATCACTACTGATTAACGGTATTGACCCGGGATCTGAATCCGTGACTCGATACAAACAATAGCTGCCGAACAATTTAATTTCAGCTACATCCAAAAAACCTCCATTTGACAATTGAACTTGCCTGTTTTGTAAAAAATCGATTTTATCATGCAACGTATAACAATTTCCACCTCGATGTGGAGAAAATTGCACTCTATTACCTCTTTGAACCCAAAGTCCTTCTGGTGGGTCACTTTCCAAATCTCCACCTGCATAACCATTGAAATGTCTAGTGAAAATATACAACTCACCAGAAGTACTTAATTTACAAAAACCGCTCATAACATCAGCAGTTAGCTTATTTTCTCCATACATGTAAACATCCTGCATCATTACAGCATCGAAAGGCAACTGCCCTTCTAGTGTATTGGCTCCTCCGAGACCTCTAGCAATATCACCGCCGATTGATTCTGGACGATACTGAAAAAATTCACAGTCTAACTCAGAAAAACAAGGTAGTAATGGATTAATCCGCGGATTAAATTTATTATTACGTGGACTACCACTAATATCTAACAGACGAATTTTAGTTTTATTTGAACCTACAATACCCATTATGTGTTTTAAACCACAAGTACGATTTAATTTGCAGATACCATGCTCTGCTACTGGCATATTTTTTACTATTTTTACCGGAACACCTTTAGCCTTCGCATAATTAATGACCACAAAATCTTTTTCGCCAACAAGCGGCCGAACATAATTTGCATAATCAGAAACTTTGGGATTAATAGGCGGTATATACGGTTCCTCAACGGTTAAAGCTTCGTCAATAGCTCTATTGCCAGCACCGCGAGATCTATTTCCACCGCGACCACGCCCTCTTCCTGAACCTTGTCCTTCCATACGCATTACAAAATCTTCCATAGTTTCATCATCTACGGGTAAATAGTAATTAGGAATATAGTCAGGATCTGTGGGCACCAACATATGATTGGCTATGTGTATCGGCGGCTGTGGAACTGCATTAACAATCGGATCTGGAACTAATAAATAGTCTTCACCTCCATCACCTCCTGGTGGTGGATAATAAATGTTAGGTGCTGCGGGATCATATTCCTCACCAGCTTCTTGCTCTTCGTGATACTCAGGGGTATGCGCCCCTAGACCGTCCAGATAATCCGAAATTAAATCAGGATCAATTGGACTCGTAGTTTCCTCTATCGATAGGTAGCCATCTAAATCAAATAGCATGTCTATAGGTGCACGTTGAGCAAAAATTACCTTTTCCTCAATTTGTTGTTTAAAATAAGTTTGCTCTATGTCAGGCTCCAACCTACAATCCTCCTGAATGTCAACATAAGTTGAAATCCAATTGCAAGTTCTACAAGAACCATCCTCCACATCACAATTCATTAAATGTTCACAAAAATTGATACCGTTTGCAGTCATTCCAAAAATTCTATTAAAATTCATGGAAATAGTTG